CGGCTGACGACGCACACAAGCGTCTCCAGCCTCGTCGACACGCGGGTGTATCCCGTGATTGCCCCGATGGGAACGGCTTTGCCGCTGATCGTGTACCAACGCACGAACGTGACCCGCGAGCAGTCGCTGGCCGGGCCGGTCGGCGCCCCGGTGGTGTCGATCCAGTTGACCTCCTACGCCACGTCCTACACGGCCTGCAAGCAGATTGCTCGAGGCGTCCGCCTGGCGGTCGACGGGTGGACCGGAACCACTCAGAGCGTGACCATTACCCGGACGAGCATCGAAAGCGAATCCGATGGCATCACAATGCCGACCGACGACAGCCAGGTGCCCTTCTATAGCGTCATGCAGGCTTTTGACTTCCGGGTGATGGAGTCGACAACGTGAGCCGCAAAGCAGACCTCGGAGTAGAGTTCCAACTGCCGAGCATCCAGGAGCTGCAAAAGGCCTACGCTGACCTTCCAAAGACGTTGGCGGCGGTGACGCTTGCAGCGGCGTGCAAAAGAGCCCTCCAGCCGGGAATTGCCGCCCTCAAGAAGCGATCTCCGAAAGGCCCAACCGGAAACCTTCAGCGATCCGTGGCAATCAAGTCGGTGAAATACACCAAGACTCGCACGGGCGTGGCGGTGGTGGGCTACAAGAAAGCCGGCTCTGGCAAAAGCACGGCTTCTGCGGGCGGCAAGGTGCGAAAAGGATCCGACCGGGCGTTTCACCAGTTCTGGCTTGAGTTCGGCACCGACGAAAGACGCATCCGCGTGCCGTCTTCTCGCGGCATTTTCATGGCCAGCAGCTTCAACACGCTCGGGCCTTTTCGCATCAAAAGCACGTCGAATCATTCCCGCAGGGCCAACCGGCTATTAAAGCAATCCAATCGCCTGTTAGCTAGAGCGTCAAAGCAAAAGTTCCAGGACGAAGCGTCGGCGGCCGCTGGCATGCGCCAAAAGGCCCGCGGGCTCAGGTCTGACGCCGGCATGGCCAGAATGCAGGCCGCCCGCGTGCAAACCACGCCGGCGTATCCCAAGGCGTTTTTCACGGCCAGGCCCTTCGGAACGCAGCTCGTTCTCCCGCCGATGCACGCAACCGAGCCTGTGCGAAACACCTGGAACGAGGTCAAAGGAAAAGCCTCAACCGAACTTCGCGGGGAGCTTGAAGAAGGTCTCCGCAAGGCCCAAAAGCAGCTGGAGATTCGGGCCGCCAAGGCCAACGCAAAGAAACAGGCGGCCCTTGAGGCGGCCGCGGCCAAAGCCAACCCCGTGACCCCGTTCTGACTGCAAGGAGCCCCCTGTTTCTGCCTACGTTGAACGTGCGGCGCCGCCGCTTCACGCACACGGAGACAGACGCGAATGGCCACCGACTCCCAGGGCAATACGTTCGTTTTCGCCGGCACGACGTACACCGTCACCAATGTTGCCGTGACCCCCGGCGGCGATCTCCTCGACAACTCGCACCTCGGGTTGGCCAGCGGAGCCGGCAAGACGTACCAGGCGCCAGCCCTTCTTGACGACGAGGTGTCGTGCGACTACCTCGGAACGACCAAGCTGTCCATCGGCACGAGCGGCACGCTTTCGTTCGCATCGACGACATATACGGCAATCGTGTCGTCGAGCGGCCTGACCTACGCCGTCGGCGAGCTCGTGAAGGGCAACGCCACGTTCAAGGTCCGGTCCTGACCGCGGAGGTGATCCGTGGCGGCTGTATCGCAAGGAACGACCGTCACGTGGGCTGGCGTGTCGCTTGGTGAGGTCATCGGCGTCTCGGTCGACGGCATCGCCGCGGACATCATCGAGATCACGCCCAAGGGGAACGCCTCCAGGCAGAAGGTGTTCCGACCTGGCGACGTGGATCCTGGCACGATCTCCATCACGATGCGTGGCACAGCGGGGGCCACCAGAACGTGCACCGGCCAGACGGGATCGCTTTCCATCAGCGGGCCGTCGGTGGCATGGAGCGACTCGGTGGCGATTTACCAGCAACTTGCATGGCGTGCTAACGTCGGCGAGTTGCAGGAATACAACGTCACATTCAAGGTGAGCGGATGAGTCTGAGCAAAGAAGACATCCTTGCGGCCGCCGACCCGAACTTGCTCGAGGTCCAGGTGCCGGAGTGGCGTGGGAGCGTGTTTCTCCGCGTGATGACCGTGGGAGAGCGCGACCGCTACGAGCTGGAGTGGAATCGTACCGACGGCAAGATCCCAGACTTCCGCACCAAGTTCTTGGCGTGCTGCCTCGCCAACTCCAAGGGGGAGCGGTTGTTTACCGACGAGGAGGTGGCGTCGCTGTCGGCCAAGAACGCCAAGGTGATGAACCGGCTTTGGAAGGCCGCGATGGATCACAACGATCTGTCGGAGCCAAAAGTGGAGGAGGCGGCAAAAAACTCCTGAACCAGCCGCTGCTCGCGTTCAAGTACCGGCTGGCTGGGCACCTCGGGAAATCGGTCCGGTGGGTTGAACGCAAGATCGACATCGGCGAGTTGCGGTACTGGATGGCCTACCACCGCTACGTGTGTCCCATCGGTGACGACGCAAAGTGGTCAGCAAGGATCGCCGCGGCGACGCTCGCCCCCTGGAGCAAGAAGCCGCCAGACGAAGACAAGATTTTGGGGCTTGACCGGTTGCCAATGACCGGCGACGAGATTGCGGCCGAACTGGCAAAGCTCAAGCGGTGACGCATGGCAACGATTGCTCTTGGTTTCACGCTGTCGGCCAACTCCTCGAAGCTCGCTTCCGGGGCTGCCGAAGCGTCTGCCGCGCTTGCTAAGATCGGCTCGGCCGCCAAGCGAACGGCCCGCGATGTGTCGACGATCAAGACCATCGAGATCGGCCGGCTGATGGGGAGCGGCCTGTCGATTGCGGCCAATGCTTTTCAGGGTGCGGCATCGCAGGTGTCGTCCTACGTATCCTCGACCACTGGTGCCCTCGACGCAACGCAGGATCTTTCCGAACGGATCGGCGTGGGCGTGGAAGCCCTCCAATCGCTCCAGATGGCCGCCAAGCTGTCGGGAGTGGACGACGTGACGGCGGCCATGCAGAAGCTCGCCATTGCCATCGGCAAGGCTGGCGAGACGGGCAACACCGAAGACTTCCGGCGGCTCGGCCTGGAGTTCGACAACCTCGCGGCCATGGCCCCGGAAGAACAATTCCGGGAGGTCGCCAAGGCCATTTCGGCGTTGCCGACGGAAGCTCAGAAAGCCGCGGCCGCCGTGGCGATCTTTGGGAAGAGCGGCGTCGAGCTCGTGCCGCTGTTCTCCAAAAACCTGGGCGAAATCGAAGACCGCATGCGACGGCTTGGGGCGGTCGTGTCGCAAACCGGCGTGGAGAACATCGCCGGCATGAATGACTCGCTCGACATGGTCAGCAAGACCATGGGCGGGATCATCGGCCAGGTCGCCGGCAACCTCGCGCCGGCCGTGACGAGCGTAGCCGAGGAGTTTTTGTCGTTTGTCGAGGCGTTCAACGGCGAGGGCGGGACCGGGCTGGCAAACTCAATCACCGAAGCCCTGTTCGCCGGGGCGGATTCGCTCGCGGCCGTGTTCGACCGGTTCACGGGCTATTTTGGCGACTGGATCAGCTCGTTTGGCTCGTTCGAGCAGACGCTGGGAACGGCCTCGGCCACTTTCTCGGTTGTCGCCGACACGTTCACCGCCGTCGGTGAAACGATGCGGTACGTTTTCAACATCTTCGAAGTCGTCGGCAACAACATCTCCATCGGCCTTGGGAAGTTCATCGAAACGGCCGGATGGGTGTTCGGCAACTCGTCGGCCGAGGAGTTTGGCAAAAACATGGCCGCGGCGGCCGGGGTTGAACTGGAGAAGAACAAGACACAGATGTTGGCAGCCAGGGGGAACGCCGCCGACGCCATGGGCGGTCTGTTCTTCGGCCGAGAGGGCGGCGGTGGTGCCGCCGGCCCCGGCGCCGCTGCTCGAGGTGTGGCCGCGGCCCGCGAGGCGTTCGACAACCGGAACAGCCCTGAGCAGAAGCAGGCCCGTGCGTTCGACACAATGAAGCGGGATTTTGCCCGCAAGGCTGCCGCGGCCAAACAAGAGCTTGACCGGAAGCTCGCCGCCAAGGCGGCCGCCGATGCCGAGCAGGCAAAGATCGACGAGCGTGGGGCCGAAAAGCTGTTCGGGGCCACGCAGTTCAGGCGGGACGCCGAAAAGGCCCTCGGCGGCCGGGCCTCCGAAGCCCTGAAGGTTGGCGACGTTCGCTCGAGCGAGGGCATCGCGTCGTACATGGCCCTGGCCACCGGCCGCGAGGATCCCGCCGTCGAGGAGTACCGCAAGGGCACCGAGAAGCTCTCGCGGATCCTGGACGAGCTGCGGGCCCAGAACGTGTCGCCGGCCGTGATCCTGGGTGGAGCGGAGGGCTGACATGGGCATCGTCAACGTCACGCAGATCGCAGCGACCAACGCTGTGCACCGGTTCGGGGAAGGCCCCACCGACTCGCGGCAGTTCGTCGTCGAGGTGGACGATCCCAACACGACTACGCCAGACATCGCCGCGGCCCCCGGCGTCGGCCGGCTGGACACGCACCCGGAGTACCCCTACCTCCGGGCGTTCGACGTGTCTGTCGAGCAATACAACGGTTCCCGCTGGCATTACATGGTGCGGTGGGACTACCAAGTTCCGAAGAACCAGGGCGTGGTCGAGAACCCGCTGGCCCGGCCCGACATCTGGCGGTGGAGCACTGGTGCCATCAGCGTTCCGGCCCTGTACTACTACGACGATTCGGACAATCTCAAGAGCCTCGTGAACACGGCTGGCGAGCCGTTTGAGGGCATCACGGCCGATCTGCCGACGTTGACCGCCCACATCAGCGGCAACCGCCCTACGTTCGATTTTGGGCTCGCCACGAGCGTCCACGGGGCCCTGAACGACGCGACCTACCTTGGTGGCGCCGCCTACACGTGGCGGGTGGACGGGATCAGCGGAGAGCCCGCGGTCGAGATCGTCGGCGGCCAGGAGTTGCGGTACTTCCGCGTCGAAGTGGCCCTGACGTACCGGCCCGACGGCTGGCGGCTCCAGATTCCCAACGTCGGCTGGAACTACGTCGAATCGAGCACGAAAAAGCGGGTCTACACCACGTTCGTGGATGACGCTGGCGTTTCTCAGCGTGTGCCCGCGAGCAATCCCCAGCCCCTCGATTCAAACGGCATGATCGTCACCTCGAGCCCAGGCGAGTCCAACCCGCCCACGCTTCTGACCCGCCGCATTTCGCGGAAGGTCAATTTCACCTCGTACTTCGGAGTGCCCACCTGATGGCCGACGTGAACTACTCGCTGTCAATGGCGGTCAATAAGGGCCCCCTGGTGCAGCAACTGGCGGCGTCGGGTGTCACTGCGTCCATGAGCGCCACCGGCATGGTGTCCACGACGCTGTCTCCGGGCACCAACGCCGCGACTACCTCGGCGATCAGCACGGCCGCCTTGACCTCTGTGGGGCTGTTCATGGCCCGCAACCTGTCGACGGTGGCCACGGCCGCGGTGTCGTTCGGGCAGCTGTCCGCGGGAGCCATGGTGCCGACGATGTCGCTCCTGGGTGGCGAGGCCGCCGTGGGGCGTCTCGCGGCCGGCAGCTACGCGGCTCAGGCCAATCTGACTGGCACAAAGCTCTTGATCACGATTTTTGAGGGCTGACGCATGGCCGAGGGTGCCGCGGGAAACACCCAGGGTGCCGGCAAGGGGTTCGTGCGTTTCACGCGCGAGTCCGGGGCTCGCATTGCCAAGGCCGTGCGGCGCGTTGAGCAGATGCCCAACTCCTCAACGCCGGTGGTCGGCGATCACCCAATGCCGACGCTGGTGACGTTTCGCGTGGGGACGTTCACGGGCTCTTGGTCAAAGAGCTCGAGCAGGACCGTCACGATCCAGGGGTCGACAAACACGCTGTCGGCCTACAACTTCTTCGCCACGCTCGGTTCGGCCACCGGCGGGCCGTTTAATTGCGCCGTGATCAAGGGCGGGACCACCTGGGTCGTCGTTGCAGCGGAGTGCCCATGAGCATGCTGGGGGCGAGTTGCTCGACGTGTTGCGGTTCGCCTCCATGCTCTCCATGCACTCGCACGTGCCAGAACCCGCACAGCGGCTCGGCGTTTCAGGAGGTGTATCAGGTTTGGTCATTCGGTGCGGTAAACGGTCTGGCGACCGACGGCTACCTGACTTTCTCCGGCGATTCTGACGCCGCGGCCGGCGTC